GATTATCATGGTGTAGATCCAGAGCCAATTTTTAAATATACATTACGAATCGACGGAACATTTACAGATGAAATGTGTGAGAAATTAGGTCTTGAAGATGGATACACTTGGAAATGGTCTTATGAAGATTGAGATGATTACTTGATAAATACTATTATTAGGTAACACTTATGGCCACATACCCAACAGCTAATCCGCTCTCTACTCCTTCTGGTTTAACGCTAGACCAATTAAAAGAGGGCCTTTTCAATAATCTAGCATTTCGTTTAGGTAGCGGCATTATTGATATTGAGTTAGACCCTCAACATTATGAAGCGGCATATAACTATGCTATTAAAGTATATCGTCAAAGAGCACAAAATGCTACTGCCGAGTCATATACTTTGATGACAATTGAAAAGAACATCGACACATATACATTGCCACAAGAGTTTATTAATGTAAGATGTTTATATCGCAGAACAGTTGGGTTAGAAACAGGCCCAGGGTCTAGTTCATTCGACCCATTCAGTAGTGCTATTCTAAATACATATCTATTAAACTACAACGTTGCCGGTGGTTTAGCAACATATGATTTCTATGCAGGTTATGTTGAATTAGCCGCACGTATGTTTGGCGGTTACGTTACCTATACGTTCGATCCAGTTACAAAGGCATTACGTATTGTACGTGATCCAAAGGGTACAGGAGAACGCATATTAATTTGGGCTGACGTACAACGTACAGAAGAAGTATTACTACAAGATCCGGGTTCTGGTGTTTGGATTGGTGACTTTATTTTAGCTAATCTTAAATTGATTATCGGTGAAGCACGTGAGAAGTTTGGAACCATTGCCGGTCCAGGTGGTGGTAGCACATTAAATGGAACAGCTATGAAGGCTGAGGGCAAAGCGGCAATGGAACAACTTATTGATGAGTTAAAACGTTATGTGGATTACAGTCAACCACTAACTTGGGTACAAGGGTAAAATAATCTCTTTACTTTATCTGACTCCTGTAGTATAATATATACTACGGGAGTTTTTTATGATTATTGGAGTAACAGGATTAATTGGTAGTGGCAAAGATACAATTGCTGACTATCTTTGTACATTTCATGGATTTAAACGTGTCAGTTTTGCGGCTAGTCTTAAAGATGCAGTAGCCAGTGTATTTGGTTGGAACCGAGAATACTTAGAAGGTTCAACTAAGTCTAGCCGAGAGTGGCGCGAAAAACGTGATGAATGGTGGAGTACAAGACTAGGACTAGATATTACTCCTAGATGGGTATTGCAATATTGGGGCACGGAAGTATGTCGCAATGGGTTTCATAAAGACATTTGGGTTGCTAGCGTAGAGAATAAACTACGACAGACTAGTGATAACATTGTCATTACTGACTGTCGTTTTGCCAATGAAGTCAATTCTATTAAAACTGTAGGTGGAATCACACTGCGTGTTAGTCGAGGTGAGAGACCTATCTGGTATAGTGCCGCCGTTGACTATAACAATGAACCTGAACACAGTGAACAACATCAAAAAGCTATGATTGAATTAGCAAACTATAGTGTCCATGCTAGTGAATATAGTAGCATTGGATTATTATATGACCACTATATTGATAACAACGGGTCAATTGATGAGTTACATAAACAGGTCAACTCAGTAGTCAACTTGTAAATCACCACGTTTCCAGTTAACTTCTTTCTTTTTAACAACCTCAACGCAGTTTAAACAAATACTACGCAAATTAGATTGAGCAATATTCTCTAAATTGCCGTCAATATGGAAGACTGTAATTTGTGAGGGGAACAGACTTTTAAAGCCACATAAATCACATGTGGCTTTTTTCTTATAATTTCCTGTTGTCCAGTTAGCTTTTCTAGGCTTCTCTTTATTTTTCTTACGACCACATTCATCACAAGTACTACGATAATGGGTTACACCTTCACGGGCATAATTAATAGCTTTATAATTCTTATTACATTTAGGACAGATGGGTCTGAGAAGTGGCATAATGTATTTAGTAAAACCTTCGAAGGCACACTAAATCGGCTTTTTTGTGATCCTTCGATAAATAATAGTATGCAATTTAGGTAGTAAACCTCATAATTTTACATAAAGGAAAAATAAAATGGCATTAACATCTCCAGGCGTAGAAGTAACGATTATTGACCAAAGTCAATATCTTCCAGCCCCAACAAACTCAGTTCCTCTAGTTGTTTTAGCAACAGCACAAAATAAAGCAGACGGTTCAGGTACTGCTGTAGCTCCGGCTACAACAGCCGCAAATGCAGGTAAACTATATCAAGTAACAAGTCAGCGAGATTTGGTCAGCTTGTATGGTACTCCTTTCTTCTATACAACTACGAATGGTACACCAATTCAAGGTTACGAACTAAACGAATATGGTCTATTGGCTGCTTACAGTCTATTAGGTGCTACAAATCGTTGTTATGTTCTACGTGCTGACATTGATTTAGCTAGTTTAGTTGGGCAAACAAGCCGCCCAACAGGTGCTCCAGCTAATGGTACATATTGGTTAGACACTACAACAAGTACTTGGGGCATTTATGAATTCAATGCATCCACTGGTCAATTTGAATTACAAGTACCTATTGTTATTAGTGAGACTACTAGCTTAAGCAGTGGTGTTCCGTTAAACAGTATTGGTAATATTGGACAATACGCTATCAATGCTATTGCCCCAACGACAACTAACCCAAATGATGGCAGTACATATTTCTATAAAACCACAGATAATGAATGGGTGACATTAGGTTCTGCGGCATGGGCTAATGATGTACCTACGGTTCAAGGAGCAGACTCAAGTACTTCAACTTCTAATCCATTGACTGCAGGTGATGCATTTACTCTTAGTTTAGCTGGTACTGGTTTCTTGACTGCTACTATTACAGTTCCTGCAAGTCCTAATAATTCAGCCGCAGGTATCGCAACTTTAATCAATGATTTAGGTTGGACATATATAAGTGCAGTAGCAAATAGTTCAAACAAACTAGAAATTTATTCATCACAGCCAATGAATTCAGAATTGGTGTCAGTGGTATTAACTCAAACAGTCGGATCAGTGCTTGATGATTTGGGTATTTCTGATGACGGTGGACTTACAACAGGTGGCACCTTCTATCAACCAGCGTTACTATTTGGTACAGCATCTCAGATGCCATTATGGCAAGCAAGTCAAACTTATCCTCGCCCATCAGGCTCTGTTTGGGTAAAAGTTGGAACTTCTGGTAATGGATTAGCTCCGGTCGTATCTAAATACAGTACAGTAACCGCAAGTTTCTCCGCACAAACTGTAACATCAAGCACATCTGATTGGGCAGTAATTGCTACATTAGATTCAACTGGTGGCCAAGCAATTCCTGCAGGCACGATATATGCACAATATTCATATGACGGCACAGCTTATCCACAAATTCCTAACTATGGTTATTTCAATGAAGGACCAATCTTTTTATGGGAAAAATCTACAACAGGTGCAACTGTTGCAACAGGTACAACAACCAATTGGACATTAAGTAGTATTCCCGGAGGATCTGGTTCTATTTATGTTCAAGTAAGTGTCCCTGGATCACCAACTTTGTCTAGCATCTACACAGTAGGTCCTCTATCAAACGGTGATGAGCCTACAGACTTTGTGACTGCATGGTCAGCCGCTGGAATTCCTAATACTACATGTGCAGTAACTACTGATGGTGCAATTCAATTGACACATACTGAAGGTGGTATTATATCAATGAGTGATTGGTACATTTCTAGTTCTATATATGCAGGAACCAATGCAACTATTTTAAGCCAAGCAGGTATTGTTCCAGACAGTACTACGAATGTAAAGACAGGGTTTTCACTGAATCATCAAGTTACTGTGCAAGATCCTACTCCACCGGTGGGCGGAACAGGAGCATTTATTGTAGTTAGATTATATTACGGTCAATACATATTAGTAGGTGACGGTGTGTCTGGTGCATCAAGTGGTACTGGTTATGCAGTTGGAGATCAAATCACAATCCCATACACAAGTTTAGGTGGAGTTGGTTCTGCAAACAATCTAGTACTTCAGGTTGTAAGTATAAGTGGTGGCGGTGCAACAGGTCCTGTTACCGGTGTAACATTTATATCCGGTGTAACTCTTCCACAAGATTATCTAGTTCAAGTTAGTGATTGGAATCTATTAGATTATGTAGCAAATGAAGGTGCTCCAGTAGCATTACCAACTAACAATACAAACTGGTTCTACTCGGTAGCAGATCAAGTTGATATTTTGGTAAACTATAATGGTCAATGGAATGGCTACGGTACGTTGAACTATGATAGTTCAGGTTTCCCATCAGCAACAGGTACCAATGCAACTGATCCAAATGGTCCAATTTGTTCTGCTAGTGAACCAACAACACAAAGTGACGATACTGCATTAGTATACGGTGATATCTGGATTGATACTAGTGACTTAGAAACATATCCATTAATCAATCGTTGGGAATCAGTTGACGGTATAGATCAGTGGGTTCGTTTAGATAATAGTGACCAAACTGGTAGCACAGGTGTTACATTCTTAGATGCACGTTGGAGTACTAGTGGTGCTATTAATCCAGTAGATGACCCTGTACCGTCAATTACTAGTTTACTAGATAGTAACTATGTTGACTTAGATGCACCTAGTCCAAGTCTATATCCAAATGGTATGTTGTTATTCAACACACGCCGTTCAGGATATAACGTAAAACAATTTAGAACAAATTATTTTACAAGCGCAAACTACCCAGATGCGGGTGCATATGATGCAGGTGATCCTACTAACGATGCTAATTTACCATTGTATAGTTATACATGGGTATCTGTAAGTGGTAATCAAGCAAACGGATCTCCTTACATGGGTCGCCAAGCACAACGTAATATGGTTGTTGAATCATTACGTTCTGTAATTGATACAAATACTGATATACGTGATGAAGATAATTACTTCAACTTGATGGC